AAAAATAAAGATAGATACTAGTACTATTAACCACATTGATTTATTAGATGTGGGTGATAATGTAGATAAATTGATCGCAACTGGTACTTGTAGCATTGATGAAGTACGAGAGCGGTTAAACATGGAACAACTTAATACAGATTTTAGTAAAAAGCATTTTATTACTAAAAACTATGAGAATTTGCAGGAAGTAAAGGAGAGTGGAGTAGAAAATGAGTGATAAATTTTTTGGTATTAGACTACCAGAGGGAAAAAAACGTGGTGGTATAGTACAAACAGCAGGAATAGTATACCAAAGCTGGAAAGAAGCGGAGGCGACCGTCGGAGATGATGATGGAGTAGGTACTTTTAAGCTTAAAACTAATACACAAAGAGTAGATAAAGGTATAAGTGCTTTATCTTGTGCTAGACAGCTAAAAATTAACAGCAATAAAGCAACAATTACTAGTGCTAATAAGGTAAAAATTTTAGGAACTAACATACACGATGAAAATATTAGTGAGGAAATAGCTTTAAATGGTACTACTGCGGTAACAAGCACTAAAGCATTTAAAAAGATTAAAGCTATAGAATTGCCAGTGCAGGTTAACACTCCAGTTAAGCAAGTGCACACAATTACGGTAGCAGGAGGAGCAGGAACAGCAAGCGGAACAGTTACAACAACTATTACATCCGCTAATCTAACAGGTTCTCCCGTATCTGTAGAGGCAGAAGTGGAAAAAGATGATACAAAAGCTATTGTAGCACAAAAAATAGCGGATGCTTTAAACGCAGATGAGGAAGTTAGTAAAGTGTTTGTAGCAACAACAGACGACGATGATGTAATAATAACTAATATAGATTATCTTGCTGATGATGCAACACTTGCTATGGCTATAGCGGATACAGATAGTACAGGTGTAGGAGCTACTGCAAGTGGAACAGATACAACATCAGGAGTAGAAGAAGATGCAATAATTGTTGGCTACACAGAAAAATTAGGTTTAAAAGTAAGTGCAAGAGCTGTACATAATATAGCATCTTACAAAGATGATACAACAGATGGAAGTGTTAGTTTTACATGCGATGCAGACGAAGTTGAAAAGAATATGATTAAGTTTAATGCATCTTTGGGCACAGGAACAAGAGATACTTGCTACTTAGTAAGAGAGTAGGTGAGGAGTATGAGAAGAAAAGAGTATTATTCTCTTTCCAAAAAAGGGCAGAATGTTACTATCAACATATATGGAGATATTACAAAGTATTCTTGGTGGGAAGAGGACTATGGAGCTACTAAATTAGCAAGAGATTTAGAGCAGTATGACCAAATAGATAGTATAGATGTTTTTATTAACAGTAATGGTGGTTCAGTATCTGAGGGTTTGGCTATTTACAATATATTGCAACGTCATCCCGCAAAAGTTACAACGTATTGCGATGGATTTGCGTGCAGTGCTGCAAGTGTTGTATTTATGGCAGGAGACGAAAGAATTATGTCTAATGCAAGCTTATTAATGATACACAATGCTTGGATGTATGCAGAAGGAAATGCGGAAGAACTCAGAAAACTAGCAGACGATTTAGAAAAAATCACAGATGCAAGCGTAAATGCTTACATGAACCACGTTAATATCGATAGAGATGAACTAAAAGAGATGATGGATAACGAAACTTGGATAGACAGCGATGAAGCTTTAGAAAAAGGCTTTTGTACTAGCGTAGCTCAGGAAGAACAACAAGTTGCAAATCAATCAGTCTCTATGAAAGTTAGGGAACTCCTATTACACAGTTCACATAGATTAAACAACAATACCAGTGATGTTGCTTGTGCTGGCAGTTTCGGCATGAGCAACACAGGTATGACAAAAGAGCTTTTTGAAAATGTAAAATTATTTATAGAAGAATTTAAAGAAACAAAAGCGAAAATTGTCGAAGAACAAAAGGAAAAGAAGGATATAGAAGTAGTTGAGAAAAAGAAAGAAAACAAATATATTAACTTTTTTAAAGTATTAGCGGAAGGAGTAGAGCAAGATGATTAAATTTAGCAAAGATATAAAAGAAGTTTGCAAGGAATTAATGCAAGCAATAGAATCTGGAGACAGTGCTAGAATAACAGAGGCTTGGGAAAATTTACATGAGTCTATAGTGGATAATGTAATTGCAAATATGGATGAGAAAAGTCAAGAAAATTTAAAACAATTTGACAAAAAGATTTTGCAAGCAAGAGGGGTAAGACAACTTACAAACCAAGAAACTAGATGGTACAACAAACTTATAGATGCTTGCAAATCTAAAGACCCTAAACAAGCTTTTATCGAAATAATTGGCACATCCGAAGAAGAGGATGTTATGCCAACAACAATATTTGAACAAATCTACAAAGATTTAGAAGAAGATTATCCTTTATTTAGCATACTAGATTTCCACTATGTCGGATACATAACCAAGTGGATTCTAAATGATAATACCCGTCAATTAGCTGTTTGGGGAGAAATTAACAGCGAAATTACAAAAGAAATCACAAGCGGATTAAGAGTAGTTAAAATAGACCAAAATAAATTGTCTGCATTTGCTCAAATCCCACAAGATATGTTGGTTATGGGTCCTGAATTTTTAGATACATACTTAAGGACTTGCTTGCAGATAGCATTGCTAAACGGATTTGAAGAAGGAATCATAAACGGTAATGGTTTAAACCAGCCTATCGGAATAATCAAGGATATACATCACGGTGTGTCTGTTAATCAAACAACAGGCTATCCTAATAAAGAAGCTGTAACTATAACATCTTTTAGCCCTAAAGACTACGGAGAAGTTTTAGCAAACTTAGCACAAACAGAGAGCTGGACAGACGCAGGCGGTGTTGTACACGGTGGCAGAATGAGAAAATTCGACGAAGTGGCTCTTATCTGCAATCAAGTTGATTATTTAACAAAAATAATGCCTGCTACAGTTGTGCAAAATGTCAATGGTGCTTTTGTGGAAAATATTTTCCCATTCCCAACCAAGGTTATTCGCTCAAATGCGATCGAAACTGGAAAAGCTATACTATGCTTACCAGACAAATACTTTTTGGCTGTGGGTGGCGAAAGAAATGGACAAATCGAGTTTTCTGACGAATATAAATTCTTAGAAGATGTTAGAACGTTCAAAATTAAACAATTTGGTACAGGTATGTTTGAAGATAACACTTGTGCAATCTACTTAGATATAAGTGAGTTAGATCCTGCTTACATTACAGTAGCAACTAATGTAAGTGCTTAAAAAAGGAGCTGGTGACTATGTTACAAGCTTTAAAAGATAAATTAGCTATAACTTGGAGCGATACAGACACGGACAGACGGCTTAACTCTATATTAGAGACAGCAAAAGTAACTCTAGCTTTTAAGTTAGGGTTGCCGTCTGGATATGTTTGGACAACAAATACACAAGAGGCTAATCTGTTATTAAATTACTGCTTCTACGAATGGAATGATGCAATAGACGAGTTTGATGATAACTATGCTAACGATATTTTACAGTTGAGAATGAAATTTGAGGTGAGAGATTATGTTGAGCAAGAGGCATAAGTTCCACCGCTTTAATGAGGGAGTAGTTAAGATATATAGAGATAATACTACTAATAGCAGTTTTGGAGCTAAAAAAAATAGTGTAAAACTGTCGGATATGGAGTATTTGGGAAAGTTAGATTATTATCAACAAACTTGTAGACAAGAGGATTTGGAGTATTGCGAACAACTAGGTTTTAGCTTATCGCTAAAGATAAAAACGCATCTTAAAAAAGATGTAAAAATAAAGCACAAGGCAGTAATTAATAATACTCTCTACACTATTAACTTTATTAATCACTCTAAAAAGGCTATGTATCTTTATTTAGAGCGTGTTAGGGAACTAGAGGCAGAACAACAAACTACTAATACAAGTGTAGAGAGTAGTGATTAAGGAGTAAAAAAATGATTTTAACTGATTTAAGAGACAAATTAAGCGATTTAAAACCTGATAAAGTTTTTTACGGTATGATAAACCAAGAACTTGAAATATGGGACTACATAGTATTTTATCGCACAAATACAACAGATAACATAACTAGTTTTGTTAGAGAGTTTCAAGTTGCTGTCGTGGAAGAAAATTACATTGCGGAAGATTACGAAGAAATAGTAATTAACAAAGTTACAGAGATACCAGGCGTGCATGTAGTTGAAGATGTAGAGTTTGAGTATACTCGAAAACCTAACACAGACACAGTAATAGAAGTTATGCTTATTAATTTTGCTTACTCTAGTAAAAAGGGTGATAAATGTGGTAGTTAATTTTAGATATGATTTAGGTGAGCTTGAAGAAATGTTTAGTCAGTATGAGCATGCTGAAGATGTTATTAACTCAGTTTTGCATAAAGAAGGTGCAGAGAGAATTAAAAAAGAGATAATAAACATTTTACCAGTTTCGGGCAGAAATTGGAGAGGAAAGGCGAAGGCTGCAAAGTATGCACAGCCTTTTACACAAAAAGACGGAAATCTTAGTGTTACTATCAAATCCCGCGGGAAATATGGGTATCTGTATTTTCCAGACGATGGTTCGAACACGATTAAGCATTTCGGAAATCAAAAATTTATGCAAAGAGGTGCAGAAAATGCAACAGACAGTATAGTAGATACTATACTAGATAGACTAGTTAATTCTAGGTAGAGCGAGGAGTTGGTGTATATGGGAACTATTTATGATAGCATTTTTTCGGAATTTGAAATAAATAGATTGGGATTAAAAATAGAAGGTGAGCAGACTTTTACTGCTGCAAACTGTGTAGCAACTTTTAAGGAAGAGATGGAGACAAAAACCATCACTAAAAAATGCCGTGGTGTAGTTGCAAAGACAAGCACTAAAGGAACTGGAAATGGTACTATAGAGGCAACTTTGCATGTACCTTATCCTCTTTTAGTTAAATTAAAAGGTATGCAAGATGATAGTCTAAAAGATGGTGTGTATAGCTATGGTAACATATCTAGACATAAGAGATTTGCTGTAACTTGCAAAATCGAGGATGAAGATGGCAACGTTAAGTTAAAAGCTTATCCTAATTGCATCGTGCAAAATGGTATACCAAACGAAATTGAAAATGAAGGTACAGAAGTAAAAGAGAGTGAGTTAAGTATTGTTGTTATGCCAGACGAGTACGGTGTTGGCGTTTACGAAAGAATTGTCCCTCTCGGAGAGTTAAACGCAGATACTACAATAGAAAACTGGTTAACTAACTGGAGTAGAAGCATGGTAGACAGCACAGCAGTTAACTACACTCTTAGCTGGACTCTTACAAAATGTACAGCTAGCAATGGAGCTACTAGCATAGCTAAAAATGGTACTTTAATCTCTACTATTACAGCAGAAGATGGATATGAGTTGCCAAGCTCAATAACTGTAAGTGGCTCAAGCGATTATTTCTGGAATGAGGATACAGGGC